TTCAAAATAATTATTACTTTGTAAAATGACCAATTTACCTGTTGGTATTTTATTATACCATTCACTAAAGTTTTCTATGTGTTCACAACTTGTATTAATAATTGTATTAGCACTTTCTTTTAATTGTTCTGTTTCACCATTGCTTTTAATAGTTGTGAATTTAAATTCATCATATTTTAAATCATGTATATCTAAAGTTTGAGCTTTAAATTTCCAACCATTTGCAACTAGATCTTTGTTAAATATTTCCGAAATTTTCCAAACATCTGGATCAATGTCAAAACTTCTTATGGAATTAAACTGTAATCCTTTTTCAACTAAAAGAGGAACTATAGTAGCATACCAACCAGCACATAAAAATACATTGCCTAATTTCACATCAAGTTGTAATAGTGTATCAATTAACCATATTTTACTTTTGAGTTGTCCTCTACTAATACAATCTTTGTCAAAGTTTTTATTTTCATTTACTAACGTTTTTATAGGTTTAATTAAAGAACTACTAGTATAATTTTCTAACACTCTCCATAGCGCATATTGATCGTTGTTCAACGCAACTTTCATTTCGTCTTGAAGTTCTGGTAGTAATCTCGCAAGACTGTACATGTTTTTATCAATTACTGCTTTCCTTAGATCATCATTATCTAATAATCTAAAAATGCTATGCAAGTTTTCTTCTACTATTGCTTTTCTTAAATCATCGTCAGCATTTACTAATCTAAAAATACTGTGTAGATTTTTTTCTACTATTGCTTTTCTTAAATCATCATCGGTTTCAACTATTCTAAAAATACTATGTAGGTTTTTTTCTACTATTGCTTTTCTTAAATCATCGTCAACGTCTACTAATCTAAAAATACTGTGTAGATTTTTTTCTACTATTGCTTTTCTTAAATCATCGTTATCTACGAGTTTGAATAAACTTGTAAGTTCCTGTGAAGAATAAAATCTCCTAAAATTACTAACTTTTTCTTTAGGATATAATATTTCAAATCTATCTAAAATTTCTTTTACAAATTCGTCTGCGTTATCATTGGTTGTCTGTGAAGGTTTATCCTCAGTTTTATAGCTTTTTTTGAATTGCTGTTGCAACCAGTCAAAATCATTTATAAGATTTAATTTCTCTAGATTATTTTTGAATTTTTCACCATACTTTCTTCCTTCTCTTGCACCTTGAACTGCTTCATTAGCAAAAGGTATAGATTGGTCAGCATCTTGACACCAGGCTGTAAGACGTTTGTCTGTTTCGTCTTGCTTTTGTCTATCTATAATGCTACTGGCTAGCTTTGCACATTCTCTAAATCCACTTTTCCATGCACTAAATGCATCTGTATTGAAGGAAGTTACATTACTTACACTAGGCATAGGTCTAAAATGCCTGCTGATACTAGTGGTCATATCGGGTTTGGTAATATCCATTTCAATTGTTGCCTGTCTAGGAAAAAGTTTTACTCCGCCGTAACCATATTTCAACCCATTTACTGGATTTTCGCTTCTCCAAACCTTAACATAGTTCATTTCATGGTTAGGCGACTTGTAATCAAAATTAAAATCATCTTTTATATCAGCATCACCGTCAACTATCCAAATTAAATCTGTTTTACAAAGTTTTGCAGCTTCCTGATGTGCTTTTGGAATTCCTTTTACACCGTGAATACGCTTTGCACGGGGGAAACGTGTTTTTAGTTTGTGATAATTTTCTTCTGCATTAGGTTCGTTGTAACTAATCATTACAATATCATATTCTGATTTTTCTTTTTCAGATAAAAACGTCTGAGGAGCTCTTTCTGGCGGTGTATAAACACTTTTAAAAAACTTACTTTGTTCAGTATTGTAATGATCTACAGGAATATTAAGATCTAATTCTTCTCTCAGTGTGTGCCCTAGTCCCATTATTTCGTATCTTAAATCCTCTTCACGTATTTTACTGTATTCTTCTTTCCATAAATTATTTAGATACTCAAAGTCACGAACATTTACATAATCCCAGTCTGTACACATGGTTTTATACACACCTTCGCGAGCTCCATAGATTGCCCAAAGACCATTTTTTACATCCTCGCCCACTGTTGTCCAAATTTTTAACCTATCAAGATTTTTTCTTGCAACTTGTGTATTAAATTTGTCCTTGTCTGGTTTTTTGCCTTCGAGCAGACTCATTTTTACACCTTCACGGAATCCGGCTCTCCAAGCCTGCCACGGTGTTGCGTTATTGTAAACATGACTGTGAAGTTTGTTAATTTGCAAGTATTCTAAATCCCAACAAAAATCAATTCCTGCAGCAGTATTGTCAGGATCTGCGTTTTCGTGTGTACGCATAATTTTGACAAGCTCTGTTGGCCAGCATTTTATTCCGCCGTTACCGTATACAAGACCATTTATCATGTTATATGCACTAAAACTTATGACACATTTGCTTAGATCTTTGTCGTCACTAAAATGTAGTTCTTCAGAAATAAAATTATGAGATACTTTATTATCTCCGTCGATAGTAATAAAACGTTCAGTTTCAGATAATTCTGCGCAGGCTTTGTGTGCTGCATCAGATCCTTCTACTCCATGTATGCGTTTTGCCCATGGAATCTTTTGTTTTAGATCGTAGTAATTTTCTTCAGCATTTGGTTCGTCATAGCTGAGATAAATTATATCATAATCATAAACTTTAAATTCTTGACTCATTTTGTTTGTAGTCCTGCTGATTCATAAGGCGGATTTATTGCCCATATACTAATATTCTTTATACTTTTCTCGCTGTTGTATTTAAAATCTACTTCATACACACTGTTTGCTAGTTGGCTATTAAAATGTATTGTCCTAATTAATTTGTTAGGATTATTTTTTTCTGTAACCGCAAAAAATAAGTCTCCGTTTATGCTTTGATTTGGTTTTTCAAAACTAAATTGCCAACAATTATTGTGTGTAACATTTAGCATAGGATTTATTTTAGTTTTAATTTCTACAAAAGTATTAGTTACAACATCTTTTGTTTGTTTGTTTTTTACAACAAAATTAAATCTACTATCAAACTTAAAATCTACAAAATTTTTTCTACCTTGAATAAAATCTTCTACGTCATTGCGTTGTTTTTCTACATACGAATGATTAGATTCTATTTTTTCATTTGTAATACTAACAATTTCTCTAGTTTCATTGTCAAAGTAAACATAAAAAATCATATTACATCCTCTATATAATGAAATACACCTTTTTGTTTAAACGGACCTACAAAAATTTCATCACCAGGAAAATAATGTATGCGTTTACTCCATTGTTCAAATGGTTCTTGCCATCCTTGAGCATAAGGTTTCATATGAATAAACATTGGGTCTAATCCTGTATAACTTACAGCGTCTTCGCAATCAAGCAATTTGGTCGCTAAACATATTGCTACATCCATGCTAGGAATTTTAGGACTTCTATTAGGTAATAACTTCTTGCGTAAATCTTCATCGGTGTTAATTAGACTTACTAAATCAAAAAAACTTTTTGTAAATTTAGTTTTTTTAAAATAGTGCAATGCTACATAAAGATTTGGTAAATTATTTTCTAAAAAAGTTTTTCTATCCACAGTTGTGTCTAATTTTTCTTGTCTATATGTATAGGCTTGACTTATAAAGGATAATTCTTTAGTTTTATTCCTTGTCCACCAGTTGTTTAAATCTTGAGTAATTATGCAATCACTTTCTATTACTGTAGTTTCGTCATATGGAGAATACTCAAACAATTTAGATCTATTTTGTACATGAAACTTATCATTGTTTTTTTCAATTTCTATAATATAATCAAATACTTTTAAATCACTAGGTTTCTTTTCGTCGGTTACTAAACTTATAGGTCTAGTATCTCCAAGTTTTTTTAAACTTTTAGCACAATGTAACGCATATTTTTTATGTTTTACACCTTGAGCATATATTAAATATCCTTGTGTCATAGCAATTTTTCCAAATCATACTTGTTCATAGCATGAACTGTTTGTTTTTTTGTTTTTATGGCCAAGGGTTTATTGTTTATATAACTTAAAAACAAAAAATTGTCATTGTTTATGCTTAATATTTTGTCTGTATCTAAACTGTAGTACATAGTGTCCGGCATACTACCTACAAAATCACCTTTTTGATAGTCGTTCATAATATGTGCTGCAATACTGAAAGCAAAATCATTTCTATATAGGTTAGAATTTATTTGATACAAACGCTTATAATATGAATAATTTTCATATACATGATTTACAACTTCAAAAAACATTTTAGACTGATCATCTTTTTTAAAGTATAGACAAGTTGCCCAGTAAAACTTGCAACCTATATCACTAATCCATGTAAATTCTTGAGATTTTCTATATGAACACACATCAAAAGATTTATCATACATACAAACTGACTTCTCTTGATCAAAACATTTTAAAAAATTATCATTTGCAAGCAAAACATCTGTGTCAAATACAAATGTATTATCATAAGGTGAAAGTTCATAAGATTTTATTCTTGCGGCGTTTTTAAAAGTTAATCTTTCATTTGCAAGATTGCCATCATGATATGTTTTTTTACTTTTGTAAAATGAATCTTCTATAACTAAAATTTGATCAAACTCTTTTGATTCAACTTCTACATCAGTTACTAGCGTAGTCGGCAAATTCAAATACTTACTAACATTTTTAGCAAGATATGTTGCTTGTTTTATGTAGTCTATCTTTTCATTGTTGAATGCAAAAACTAGACATCCTTTACTCATCAATTAGTCCTTTTACAGTTTTATTACCAACTAATTTTTGATAAGCATTGTGATATTCTTCTGAAGATTTTTTGTAAAGTTTTAGTATATCTATTGTAAATTTATCAATATCTTTTATTTCTATAGGAATATTATTATCATCAAGTAAAATTACAGGAATATTCCTGTTCCATTGTTGACAATATCCACAATAAACTAGCAACTCTCTATTAACTGTAAATTTACCAGCATTATGATAAAATACACAATCGTCAATAAACTTCTGCTTGATAAGTTGTTTTTGATTGTGCAATGTGTGCGAATAATTGGCAAATTCTAAAGCGTTTTTAAGTTTATCATCCATATGGATACTCCTAGATTTTATACTAGTATATACTAAAAAACGCTGATTGTCAATGATTTATTGATTAAAGAGTTGATGTATTTGCGTAGGACGGAGAAGCTACAGAAACATTTGATCCAGTAGCACGTAATTGTTGGATTGTACTAGTTAGGTTGCCGTTTACATCTTCGTCAACTGCTGGTCCTGGAACAATTACACCGTCAACATCGCCAGGATTTTCGCTTCCAGGTAAAACTTGGTCACCTGTGTCATCGTCTCTAAATTGAATTCTAAAGTCAATAACTGTTGTGCTGGTTTCTTTTGCGGCAATGTTGTAGTCGTTTTCGGCATAGTTACCGCTACCTGTTTTTGTAAAAATTGTTTGATAAACAGATGTTAAATCATAGTTTCCTATAGTAGTACCTGTTCCTGTGCCTGTTGCTGTTGTTTCTGTATGGTTAAATTTTATTGTTCCCATGTTTGATAACAATGTTGCCCAATCGTCTGATTTTGCACCAGACTGACCAGATAAGTTTGCACTAAAACGTATTTCTCCGCCACTATTAAAAAAGTATCTTCTATCATTTGCGCTTGCAAATGTTACAGTAAACACGTGATCAATTATACCATTCCAGTTTGTTGTACGTGTGCTTGTTATGGCTGCTTCTACTGAGCTGTTTCCAGCATCTATAGCATACCTGTTTGCTTCTATAGAAGAAACTGCTGCATCGTAATCGTTGAAACCTTTGTCAATATCTGTTAAACTTGAAATGTTTAAGCCGCTTGCGTCTGCACCAATAATATCACCTGCAGCTATATTACCAATTGATGCATTTGTTCCAAGTTGGTGATTGTTTGCTTTGTTTAAATCAGTGCGAAGATTATCCATTTGTGTTGCTGTAACAGTGTTTGACACAGCAACTTGGGCACTGGATAAAGTTTGTCCATAACCTTCGTTACCTGAACCAACTCCCATAATGGTAGCAACACGACTTTGCAGTCCGTTGTACTGTGCCGCTGTTATTGTATCTCCTACACTTACTGCCATTTTTTTCGACTTCCTTTAAATACGTATATATTTATATTATTAAACAGCCACTTCAACTAATCTGACGCCTGACTCGTTGCTGTCTTCTAAACTTTTTCCTATAACGCACCATGGATTAGGAGTAGCACTTTCTTTACTCAAAGCAGTTGCAGTGCCTGCAATAGGTCCGGTAACAAGTATATCACCTTTTTTCACAGGACCATCAACTTTGCAAGGGACTCTTCCCTTGAGTGCTATTGCAACTCCGTCGATATCACTGTTCATCAAATGAGCAGGATCAGTTGAAACTATTCCTGCAGCTCTTGGATCGCAAAAAGCAGTAGATTCTGTAACTTCTTTATCTCCGCCAAACACAAGAACTGTTCCTGGGTCGTAATTTTTATCTGCTGTGTATTTTTCTGCAAGGTCAGCATATCTTGCACTGGTTGCTGTACCTTGGAAAACGTTTGCACTTAAATTTCCTGATGCATCTCTTACAGCTACAGTGTTACTTGTAGCACTTGTAGAACCAGAACGTGCATTACCACTCATATCTAATGTTAGCGAAGTGGATGCTGTACCGTTAAAGTTATTAGCATACATAGTATTGAATTTATTTGATGCTCCACCAATGTCTACTGTTTCTACTCCTGATGCACTTGCATAATTTGTAAATGTACTATATCCTGGTAATATTGCACTTGATGTAATACGTAAAGGCATTTTCTGTGCTGCACTTGGATTTTGTACTTGAATGAAAATTTGTTGTCCTTGACTGTTTGCAATCAATCCTTTGTTATCATCAACAATTTTTACTTCTAAATCGTTTGAATCACCAATAGCAATACCTACATCTGCAAACTCGGTTAGTGTAGTAAAGCTGGTAGGCGATCCTGGTGTTGAAATAACGTAATTACTTGCATCCAAACCATTCAGTTTTATTGCATTAGATGCAGTTCCCCAGAATCTATGATCTGTTGATGTAACTCCGCCTGTAGAATTAATTGTATTTTTAAGGGTAAGACCCTTTCTTATAACATCAAACCCTGGATAATCTCCTGCGTCTTCTGTTCCTATTGTAAATTCTAAATTACTTATTATATGTATAACTTCATCATTTACAATACTTTTAATAACTGATCTTGCAATACCTGTATTATCTCTAATACTTGCACTTTGGAATTGTGTAACTGTGTCGCCAACGCCTTGTGGACCTACAAGAACAAAAGAGCTTCCGTTATAGGCATATAATTGTTCGTTTGCATTATCCCACCAAAAGTCACCTTCTGATAAGCCAGCTGGGGTAGTGCCGCTTACTTCTGCTCCGCCTGTAGTACGCCATTTAGTACCATCATAAAATTTTAACTTACTATTTGTAGTGTCAAACCATAATTGACCGCTAATTGCTTTAGGTGGAGCGTTGCCACCTGCAAAGTTTTCTAACAAAAATACAAAATTTTCGTTCTGTATTTCACCATAACCTGCGTAGTTTTTACCAACCAACTTAAGGTCAGTAGTTTGATCTAATGTACCATCCTCAACTACTGTAAGCTGGGCGCCGTTATAATTGTTTATCGTATATGCCATTTTTTACCCCTAATGCTTAATATTATTTATCGCATTTTGCATATTAAGTAACCGTCTGTAGAGTAGCATCTTGGAATACCCATACGCCGCCCCCTGTTTGATATTCGTAAATATAACGAGTTGGTGTTAAGTTAACTGCACCAGACGCAGTATTTGCAGCGGAAACGTCCTGTATCACCGATTCTGTTCCTGTATCTGCGGCATCTCTTACATCTACATATGATTTTTCAAGCACTGCTGTACCGTCTGTACTGATACTAATATTAATACCTGATACTGTCGATCCACTAAATGTAGTTGCTAACACTTTAGCAGTGGTTCCATTTTCTACAGTTGACGGATCAATTAAATTAGTTAAAAGATTTTTAATACTATCTTGGGGACCGTAATTGCTTACTCCGTCAAAACTAGTAATCGGACTAGGATCTGCTAACCCTGTGATATCCATCGATATAAAACGTGTTTCACCTGATATGCTTGCATCAACATACTGTTTGTTAGCTGCATCTGTAGCTGTTGTAGGATCTGCTAATCCAGTAATTTTTTGTGAGTCAACAGTAATAGTGCCACCAGCAACTATGTTTAAACCTGTTCCGTTAATTCTTGTAATTGTAGCAGCGTTTAAATTTATATCATCAACTGTAAGTTCTGTCAACGTTCCTATGCTTGTTAAACCACTTGCTAACGTTACTGTTGAACCTAATTCTGTTTTACTTAAAACATCTGTGCCGTCTATTTTTAAATGTGCTGTAGTGTTATTAGGATTAGATCTAATATCTATATCTTGATTTGAAGTCCAACTAGATGTTGATTGTGTCCAAGTAAAATCCTTAGAACCTTGTGTGCTTCTTACGATTATTCCTGCACCGTCTACTTGTGTATCATTGCCTTCGGTGCTATCATCTAGTAAAGCTAATTCAATATTTTTATCTTCTACTCTAAGTGTGCTTGTGTTTAAATATGTAGCATCACCTAGCACTGTTAAATTACCGCCTACTGTAAGATCACTTGAAAAATTACCTGTACCAGTAACATCTAAACTTGCCGCTGGTGCTGTATTCCACAAACCAATGTAGTCTTGACTACTATCTACGTATACAGCATTTTTAAAACTACTTCCTGAACGAACTCTTAGTGCAAAATCTCTGTTACTTTGTTGTGTTTCTATTGTACTTGTAGTACCGACAATTTTAGCAATCATATATTCCGTATCGCCAACACCGATACTTACACCTGCACTATTTTTTACACGTAAACTTCCTGTTGTTACACCATTAGCATCAGTTGGTAGGAAGTTTTCAGCAGTTCTAATATTACCTGCATCATCTATCAAACCTTCTGCACTCGTTGCTGTACCGTTATATTTAAATGCTAGTGTTGTAGGATTAAAACCTTGTTTTAGTAATTGTCTTTTAGGTGAAAATGTATCATCTTCCCAAACAGGAAATCCTGATATAGCAAAGTTTGTAGGTATGATAAACTCTGCTGGGGAATAAATGCCAACTAGTGTGTTTCCTAAAAATAATTTTAAAATAGTTCTTTGTACATCAGTACTATCTAACTGGCTTGCTACTTCAAACCCTGTTTTACCTTGGCTTGCATCATATTCAGGACCTACAAGTGTTAAATCAGTTCCATCCCAAATATATAGTTTGTTTGCTTCATTATCAATCCAAATATCACCTACAGTTAAGTTGGTAGGTCTTGTACTACTTACAACAGATCCTGTAGCTGGACGGAAACTTGTACCGTCATAAACTTTTAATCTATTTTCTTCTTTGTCAAACCATAGTTGACCTGTCATAGGATTGGCAGGTTGGCTAGTGGATGCAAAGTTTTCCATAAGTTTTATAAAGTTCTCATTTAAAAACTCGCCGAAACCTTTATAATTTTTACCTATAAGAGTTATATCAGTAGTGGTATTATCCAAAATACCATCTGTTAGATCAACTAATAATTCTCCGTCAGTTCTATTTAATCTATAACTCATCCTACGTTCCTGTATATATTATGTAATTAATTGTAATGTAAGGATTCATTACATTAATAGGATCACCTAAATCGCCATCTGTAAGTATACCACCACTATTTGGAAATGCTTGTCCAGCACCTGTGCCTGTTGGTGCATCATAGATAATTGCTTCGTTATCAGTAGGCGTTCCGCTAACATCTCTTATAGCATAATATTGGTCACCACTTGGTCCACGTAAATCGTGATTGTGCTCAGGTAAATTTTTAACGTTGATGTTTACTTGTTCAGCACCGTCTTTTGCACCTACAACGTCTGCAGAAGCAGCAGTTACAGTATCTGCACTTGTGCCACCCATATTATCTGCACCCATAGGCACCCTACCTCTTAAATCTGGAAGGGCAAACTTTCCTGGTGTAGGACTTGCTTTGTATATAGTACCAATAATATCATATAATGCACTGTAAGCAGCAATGTCTACTTCACTACCATCACATATTAGCCAACCGCTAGGTGCGGCTAGTCCTGCATACGGTGCAAGTAAGCCTATCGGTGTTCTAGGTACAGCAGATAACAAATTTACTCTGCTTATTTTCTTTAATCCAGTTGCCCCGCTAGTTCTGTTTATTAAAAATTCGTCGTCTGCTTGTGATTGGCCTACTGATGGTTTACCTGCAATAATTTGGTTGCTAATTACAGTTTGGAATAATTTTAAACTTCCACCCGATTGTCCGTCAAATACAACATCATTTGCAGATACATCACCTGTAATTCTCAAAGTGCTTGCAGAAGTTAACTTATCTGCACTACCTGCTCTACCAGAAACTGTACCGCTAACATTTCCTGTTAAGTTTCCAACAAATGTAGTTGCAAACATATTTGCATATTTAGATGTGCTACTACCTATATTCCGTGTGTTGTTTTGGTCTGGCAAAACTTGTGTTGTTGTAATATTTCCAAGTACATTTAAATTTTCGCCAATATTAATATTTTTTGCAACGCCAAGCCCTCCAAGTGTAATAATACTACCTGTGTCAAAAGTATCACTTTGTGTAACATCATTAACTTTGACAAAACCACTAGATTGTATGTTTCCAGTGACATCTAATTCTTGTTCTGGTGCAACGTTGTTTATTCCTATTTTTAAATTACTATCTACACGTAATGCAGTTTTTAATAATCCATCATTTTTAACTTGAATATCAACACTTGATCCTGCAATATTATGTCTTATAATTCCTATATTACCTTCAACACCGATATTCATTTCTGCGTTTATGCCATAGTTGATACCTGTATTGTTTTGTACATTAATAGGAAATGCTGTTGTACTTGTTGTGTCGCCTCTTAAAAAGTTTCCTGCTGCAACTGTGTTTCCTGAAACAATAAGACCTTCAGCCTTTTCAGCAGTTCCATAAAATTTAGAAACACCGTCACCAGTGATATTACTTGTAGATAAATTTACACCGGGTTGGATTGTACTAAATCCAGGAATAACAACCTTAGGAGTAAATGTTCTCGTACTTATTAAGGCAACAGGTTGAGCATCTACTTCAATTTGTAAAATGTTATATGTATTGTCATCAGTACCTACTACTGTTAATGGTGATGCTCCGGTAGATAATCCGTCACTAAATTCTGGTCCTACTAGTATCCAACCGGATCCAGTAAACAAATATAATTGTTGGTTGTCAGTATCAGCCCATAAATCACCAATTTGACTTTGTGATGCTTCAGGTTCAGTATTTGCTTTCTTTAAACCACCGCTTGGTATCCAGTTAGTTCCATCATATACTTTTAAAAGTTCTATGCCTGGTGTAGAATCATACCATAACTGTCCTTCGAGTGGTCTAGCCGGTTCTGTAGGTGCGGCAAAATTTTCTAATAAATGTAAAAAATTAGTTGCTATAGCAGGACCATATGCAGTTTCATTTCTACCAGGAATACTAAGCGAAGTTTCCTGGTTAATAGTTCTATCTTCAATTGTGATAGTACCTTTGTTTGCCTGATCTGTATACGCTATTTCGTATGCCATCTATTATTCCTCAGCTAGTCCGCTTAGACTTTGAATTCTTACGGTGTAATCTATTTGTATTAATCTATTCAAACTTTTTTGCACAGGATGGAAAATAACATGTGTTAACAAATTTCCATCGCCATTTGGATTCCAACTTTTTAATCCTAATTCATCAAACACATAAAGACTGTTTGCGTCTGTTGCTGTGTCAAATGCATCTTGCCCACTAGGCTCACCGTAGTCTAGTAAACAAGTTACAAGCACATCTGTATAGTTTGTTCCGCTTATATGACGTGTTTCTATTTTGTTTCTTACAGGATCTAGGTTGTTAATGGAGTTATCGTCAACAACTTTCGAATATGTTTCATTGTATAAGCTGGCGTTTGTTCCTGTTGAATTTGGTGTTAGGTATGTAATAATTCCTGTAGGATCGACACTAGTACCACCATTACCAAAACTCATTTCATATATCCAACCCTGGCCTGCATTGGCAATGCTTTCCGCAAGAGCAATACTCATATTCTCATAATGAATAGCATTACGCTTGTTGATGTAAACTTCTTTAGTTTCAGGATCAAAAATTTTGATGTGTCCTTGAACTACTATACCATTATTTTCATGTAATTTATCTGTCATTTTGTTATCCTACAGTGTTATTTATCAGGGTAAGTCAACTGTTGTAGCACGTAAGAATCTTGCAATATCTGTATCAGAATCGCTTAATCTTGTACCTAACTCACTCCAAATTCTTCCTTTCTTTCTTATAACTATTACTTTTTGATTTTCTAATGGTAAATCATGTAAAACAAGCTCGTTACCGTTTTGAATTTCAAATTCTGCTGGTAAAGTTATATCTCCTTCTGGACTATCTTGTGCTATAATTTCACCATTTTCAGCATATGTTGTCCTTAGATCTGTATCTAATTGATAAGATTTTATAGAAGTTTTTCTAAGTCTTCTACCTGCAACAAATACTTCAAATTCATTTACAGTTGTCGGTGTAAAGTCTAACTCATATGTTTTAGTTGTTCCGTCAGCTGTAAACAATGTACTTAGTGTTTCGTCTTTGTAAGGCATTGTATGCTGACCACTTTGGTCATAAATTTCAGTACCTTCTGCGTATGTGCTTTTAATTCCTGTACCAAAAGTTCCTCTACGCAACTGTTTTAAATAATTTCCATCTTTTATGAAATATTCTATACGTTCACCTTCAACAAAAATTACAGCTGGTATGTTTGCACCTGCTGGCGGTGCTGGTAATTCGTTAGCATCTACAACATGGATACTTTTATCATACCAATTTAAAGGTTCTGCTAATTCAAAATTCTTACTACCATCTAGACGTTTGTATATGTTTCTATTAGAAATATCTTTAAACTGACGCCATCCAAATTTATTTTTTAAGATGTCATTGCTAAAATGTATTGTTTCAATGGTATCATTTTCAGCAAGTGTTTCTATTAGTTTTACAGTCATCTTGTTGGGTGTAACATAATAGTCTACACTTGGACTTAACAACTGTCCGTTTTTCACCACCCAAACATATTGATCATCTACGGCTGGATATCTTAGATCTATAACTCCGTTTCTCAATCTACGCAGTTGATACCAATCTGCTGTTCCTGAATCAGGAATAGTTTGGGCTTTTAACTGTTCAATCCTAAACACATCACCTACTCCAGCAATAACTCCTAGATCATCTAATTTAAGTTGCTGTGTAATATTGTCGCCTAGTATAGTTTGCATTTGAGCATTTGAATTTCTTTGTAAAGAAGTGCCGTAGTTTGGATCATCTATACGAATGTTATTTTTATAAACTGCATAATATTGGCCTGCTTGTAATACATTTTCTAGATCAAAACTATCTGTGCTACCATCTGCAATAAAAGTCTCAACTGACGAATTAATACCTTTGACTAATTCGGTTCTTTCTACAATATCATAACTTTGTCTATCGATATCTTGACTATCATGATTGCTAAATTGGTAAACTGTGATAATATCATCTAGTTCATAATTCTTGCTAATAAACAATTCGCCTGGTGTAGAAACAAACTCATCTTGTTCGTCAAAATATCCAAATCGATAGTCGCCGCCGCTTTGTGTGCTGTCGTCCCAACCCATAACAAACACACGCAATTTGTCTCCAGTAGATCCTACATTCTCATTTAGTGTGATAGTACTACCCGCTTGGGCATTTAGAGGTAAAGTAGGATCAAATGCATCAGCACTACTAAAAGTAAATTCTCCTATCGGTTCTAATTCTCTGTTGTTTAGATACACTTTAATTTGATTAGTTAAAAGTGACCCCAACGGAACTTGCCATAATTTTAATGTATATTCTCTTGTATCGGTAACATCAAATACTTCATTGTAACCTGCATTTAAAATAGTATTGTTTATTTTAACTATTGTATACCATTCAGTTGGTGCTTGATTAAATGGTGTTTGTGTTAATTGATAAGAAGTTGTACTTCCGTCACTTACAAATTCGTCTATGGTTACTGCACTGTAATTTTGTATTTGTCCTTCGAATATAGCATATCTAATTACAGATCCATCTGCTGGTGCTGATGAAAATTTAATTACAAAATTTCCTGGGATAGCATACGAGTTGTCAGCTTCAACTAGAACGTGTTCTACTTCTTTTCCGTCAACTGTAATTAAACTACTGTTGTCTTTTGTAAATGTAATGTTTGTTAAGAAATTAACTGTGCTTCCATCGCCAGTAAACTCATCAATGTCAAGAACATTTGATCCGCTATATTCTAATGTAACAAAATTTATTAAACTATTATTACTAGGTGCTGTAGTGAATGTCAAAGTCTTTGCATCATAATCAATAGTGTAATCAGTATCTAGTTTTTGTATAATATAATCAACTTTTACAAATATGGCTGTGTCTGTTACAGGACTGGTTCCTATATTATATACTTTAGTAACGCCGTCACCTCTATAGTTCATAGATATAATATTACTTGCACCAGTTGTTGGTCTTTCATAAACTTGTATATCTACTGTATCAAGCACTTGTCCAGGAACAAGTTCTTCTGGTCCTTTTGAACTTGTAGGGGTAACAAATCCGTCGCCGTCTATATTAATTTCTGCAGAGTCTATACCTCTTGCATTTGAATAATCAAGACTGCCTCCGCCAATCAAAGTATCATATGTGTCACTTGGTGGTAGGAAACTTCCATCACTTGTTGATTTTCTTACAATAATCTTGTCAGTGCTAGTATATGCTATATCAGGTAAAGCTACTATAGTTGTTGTTCCGTCTCCTGTTAAACTTTGCATCACTGCATTAGGATTTGTCACAGGATCTAATGTTCCAAAATTTGGATCGTCTATTCTTACACCATTTTTGTAAACATTATACACAACTGCCGAATCTAAAGGATTTTTTAATTTTACATAATTTTGTATAGTTGTAGGCTTTGCATTTTCGTTTGAATTAGATATTAATGTACTATCATCAAATCTAACCTCATGCTCTGTTGTAAAGTTGATATCAAATGAACTTTCCACAACTATAGTAGTAGAATTAGTTACATCAGCTGAAACAACTCCTGTAGCATTTGTGTTGTCTTGAATAATATTTGCATAACGTAGAGCATTAACATTATTGTTAAAGGTTAATGATACAAATTTCCTAACAAACTCTTCATCAAGATAAGTTTCGTCGTATGTATCATAAGTTCCAGTACCCCAAGGATTAGATTCCCATCCTAATGGTTTTAAAAATTCAAAACTTTTAACTTCAACGCCGCCATAGTCAACACCGTCCATTAATTGGCCTAGATCTTTTGCAAATTGTCCTGTTTCAGGATTGTATGCTAAATTAATTCTATCAGCAGCATGTAATAGTGTAATATCTTTCTTATACTCTACAACAATGCTTGTTCCTATTACAGCAGGATTTGTTAAAATTATTCTACCAAAATATCTAGTGTATCCTTTGGTTAAATCTTTTACATTTTCAAATGTGTATTCACTTCTTAATAGCTGAATATTGTTAACAGTTACACTTACATCAGTGTTTTTCACTTGCATAGGCCATACTAGATCAAATATATATCTAGAACCTGTTCCTACAAATGATTCAGTTTCTGTTAAATTAGTAATAAAATATCTGCTGCCTGTTCTGTCAAATTTAACTTCAGTTTTAATAGTTTTAGGAAGTCCTTCGCCAAGTATCACACTTAGTTTTGCTTGTTTTCCTCCATCAGATATAGAACCGTTTATAGAAAGAGTTGGAGCACTTATATATCCTGTACCTTTAGATGTAATTTCTACTGATGTAATTTTACCGCCAGTACCTAATTTTGCTATTGCTTTTGCTCCACTGCCGCCTCCGCCGCTGAAAGTTAAAACTGGTGGAGTTTGATATCCCATACCGCCATCGGCAATTTCAACAGCAACTACATTAAAGCCAACATTATCTGCCCAATTCTTAAACGGATAACTATCAAGTTTATCATTAACACCAATAAGGCTATTGTTAACTACTTTTATACTCTGTGGTAGAATCTTTTTAAAGTCTTCGTTATAACTTGGTTGTAAATCAAAATCTGTAATCCGGCTGTTAGAGTTTTCAACTTTTTCATACGCACTAACATACTCACGCAATTTAGTTTTAAATGGTTTGACTTCATTAATGTAATCTTCGTAACTAGAAAGATTGTCATTGTTAAATGTATTATCAACTCTAAGTTCACCAACATTATGTCTGGCTTTTATAAAGCTAGTTTTAAATGCCCAGTCCACATAATTTTGTTCTGAAAAAACATAACGTAAACTTGCAAAGAATAACTTATTATATTCTATTGCAAGTTCTTCTGTAAAGATATCTGTTTTTAAACTATCTAAAATTGTACGTGTTTCAACCGTAGGTAAACTATCAAAAGATCTTATATCATAACTTACAACGTCGAAACCTACCTGATTTCGTTGTGTATCATACAAAGTATTCTTAAAACTAACAGTACCATTTTGTCTACCAATAGTTTCATAATTAACAGTATAATCAACATCGTTTTGTACGTCAATTTTTCTTAGTAATAGCCAGCCGCCTGATCCTATGTTTTCAATTTTTACTACATCACCGAGTACATCATCTAAACTCTGTAATTGGTAAGCATCACTAATAACATAGTCTATTTTAGTAAATTCACTATATCCAGTTGCATACCAATCTATGTAATCCCAATATAATGACACATCATAAGACTGACTAGAAATTCTTTGCCACAATCTAAGATTAGTGTCTCTTTCATACAATGCCCATTTGCCTTGGATAGTTTCGTCGTTTAAAACTAGTGCAGTAAATTTTCTAACTTCGATTGAATCATTTGCTGTGTAGTCTTTTCCTTGGTTTGTAACTTTGACTCCAGATATAGATCCAAAATTATCTATTGTAATGGCTAATTCTAATCCAGAGCCGGCGCCGTCTATTGTATATGTAGGAACTGTTCTGTATCCCCTACCTGGATCTGTAATTAAAACTCTAACAACTTTTCCATTTTCGACAACTAAATTTAATTTTGCTTGCTCTGCTTTAGCTACACCAATAAATTGTAGATCAGCTACAGAATCTACTGTTGTGTCATAAAGATTAGATACAGTGCTAGGCTCAGGATCTCTCAAATTTAATTTGGTTAGATTTTTGTCATCTACAATTAAATTTTCTTTGAGTACACCATTTACCCTTTCAATTAACTGTTTTAACGCTTCAGCTCTATTTACAAACCAACTCTGTCTAGGACTATTTAAAATACCATATTTTTCTTTAGGTGAAAGATTAGTTGCAGGTACTTCTCGGTCATACTCATCATATCCTACTAAACTGTCAATCCATTTGCGTTCTATATCTCTATTCGGAGTGCTTGTGGCCAAGCCGTCTGTTATAATTTGGTATTGATTGTGTGTATTGATTGTTTGATCATCAATAGTATAATATTGGAAACTAACTGCAACATTATTTTCTTCTATTAATGATTCACAGTTATATAAAACAAAGCTATCAGGTGATACTAAAGCAGCATATCGATATCCTTGTCCTTGCGGATCTGCAATTAGATTTGCAATATCTCTTGCACTTATGCTTCTAAACTCTACATCAGGAACTGTTCTTTTATCTTTTACCCAAAAGTAATATATGTTGCTAAATGTTTGAGATACTGAATCAAATTTACGTTTAGAAACATATGTAGTATCACCGTAAACGCTTGTGCCTGTAATACCTCTTGCTACACCTCTATCTGTTCCTGATAACGTATCCCATTCCGATGGAAGCACAGATGATTGCACCCATTCGTAGATGTCTATGCTGTTACCTTCAAAAAGTTTACTCCAATTAGCTGTGCTATAAATTATATCAGATTGATATGGATTATAAAATTTTGCATTATTCAAGTTCCACCAAATTTTACCAACTTGTTCTGGTCCCCAACTGTTTGTTTCATTGACATTAACAGTGTCAGGTCCAACTGTGTAAGTTGCAGGATCATAATACAATTTATAACTAATGTCTTGTTCTGCTGGGCCAGCAATTTTGCCTTGTATAGGATCTATATAATCTAGATATGTTAGCAACTGATTTGTTTCTGTATTGTAAAGTATTGCACGTTTGATTTTACTTAAATCTATAGTGTCTTTTGGCTCGCGCAATTTATTAAACAATGTAGAATTGTCTAGTTTTCTATAATCAACTATTGTTCCTTGATAAGTGCTGTTTGTTTTTACTGTAGGTAATCCAACGTATATATGATTATTTTTAAGATATAAATTTCTACCAAAATAATTTACGTCACTAAACTGACTTTCAAAATCTAGATTTTGTGCATAGATTAAATTATCATTAATTCTTTCATAAACATATACTGTTCCGCCGTTTTCATTTTCATAATTAAACTTTGTAAACTGATCGTCAAACGTTGTTTGCTTGTTATCAAACGTTGTTGATGTAGTAGTGTCTGTATTTTGTGCATTAACGGCTAATGTGTCACCGTCAAATTGGATAACGTTTCCGAATTGTTCAGCACTTTCATCAAAAGGACTATTTAAAATTTGTGTTTGAACAAATTTTCCACTTTGCTGTTTATAAACAAAGACCTTTCCTTGATCTCTTTTTGCACTATCGTCAAATGGTGCACTTATTGCAAGTAATCTTCCATCAGAACTAATACTTACACTATCACCAAATCCTATAAAATTGTTTGGTGCAGTTATTGTTTGATCACGCAAGTATTGTCCATTTAAAACTCTATAAATTACAACTAGATTTGGTTTATCATTACCATACTTTGCACTAACAACTAAAACATCACCACTTGCACTAACATCAAATGCTGTTGCAAAATCATACAAACTTCCTTGATCTAAAACTGTACTATCACCCGGTAAAATATTATCAGGATCAAACACATCACCAGGAACGTACGAACTGTCAGTTATTACAACTAGCCCTGTATCATTAGGAACAAATCCCACATAATCGATTAAATCATCAGTACTAGTCCACTGCAACGTATCAAAAGGTCCAGCATTAACATTTGTAATTGCTGTGTAAATTCTATTTGCTAGATATACTTTATTTCCTGTAAAGTATCTTTGAGATTCACTGAATTCACCTTTGAAATTTTTGTCTTTAGCATAATCCCAATTATATGTTTCACCATTTTCAAATCCGTTTTTAATAAAATAAATTCTTCCCGGATTATCTACAGTTTCAGATGCAGGTGCACTGATAAATCCTCTATATAGATTACCTGTTTGTCTTATTTCAACTTTGGTTCCTAAATAGTTATTATTTTGTCGTTGTGGCCCTACAAAACTACCCAATGAAACATATGTATTTGCTCTATTTCTTTCATAGATATAATAGATACCTTCGTTTACATATCCTTCTGAAGTTCCGTTAACGCTTGTAGGTATTTTAAAAACTTCAGTCCAATCTAAGTTATCACCTGCAGGAATGTTAGCAAGACGAGGTATACCTAAAACTGTTCCTACATTATAGAACCAAATTTCAAAATCTGAATTTGATTGTAAGTATAAGAAATTACCTATACTATCAAAAACAGGTGTTGCTCCTAAAACACTAGTGTATCTATAATCTCCAGTTGGTGCTGATATAGGTACAGCGGCTTGGAATACAAGTAGTTTTCCGATTCCGCTTGCAGAATATCCCAAACTTATTCTCTGAGACACACCTACTTTTCTGTCTACTCCATAAATGCCAGGTCTACCAAACGCATCGGGGTCAGGTCCTCCAGGATAAGCCAGCATTTCTATTTCAGCAGCTTGACCAAATTGATCGCCTTTACTCCACGTTCCGGTTACATTTTTTACAAATATTGTAACATCGTCAAGATTTCTTATATAGTATGCTACTTCGGCTTCTGCTCCTGTAGTAACATCACGAACTGTTTGACCAACTACAGGTTCAAATGGTTCATCATCTAAGAAAAATTGATTTTTATAATTAATATAACCATCCCAAACATCATAAACTGTTTTTTCAGCATTTGTTGTTGCAAAATTTAACCCGATTGAACTAGGATTTTCTAATGCTCCGTCGCTATGTTTTGCAAGGTTATTTACATAGGTGTAAATTTGGTCTCCAGGATTTATATTGTCTGTAAGATCTTTAGGAGCTCTCATTACATATAACTGGCTTTCAACTGGACCTGTGGTTCCTCCGGGCCCTGGAGCACCATTAAAACTTAAAACTTGTAAAAAGTTGTTTAAAGTATCTTCAGAAGATATTGTATTTGTTGAATAATCAAGTGAATTAAAATATACTCTTCCGGTAGCAGTGCTATCAGGAATTACATCTTTAAAAATTAAACCTCCGGCAATATCACTAGTTACTTCACCTACTTGATATGGTGTGCTAGTTTTAACCAACCAAAAGCCGCCAAGCACTGTAGAAGTGCTAGTCTCTTCAATAGGACCTACTCTTTCGTATTCACCAACAAAATCACCATTGTCAATTGTTAAACTATTTGCATCAGGAAATGTACCATTAACATCTTTAACATATATCGTTACACTTGCGCCTTCATTATATGTGTAAGCAACTGTAGCTGTTGCTCCTATTGTGCTTATAGTGCTTCCTACACTAGGTATATTTGTGCTTGTATCTACATAAAGAACTGCATCTATTTTATCAAATACAGTGTGAGCACTTTCTAAATAATTTTTATTAATATATGGTATTGTATTTGCAAAAGGCTCTGTCTCTACAAGCGTATCTTGATCTTGATTAGCATTTGCTAGGCTGTTCCAGTGAAGCACAATTTCATCACCCAAACCTGTACCATCATACATTGTTTTAGGTGCACGTATTAAAAAATGATCCGTTGTTTGGTTAGTAAAAGGATAATTTCCAGCTAGTAAAAACGGAATGTCTTCTGCATCACTTGCTTCTAAATTTAAAGTATCTATTATTTGTGGAACACTTTGAAAACTATCAAATTGGATGTTTGCTTCTGCTCCTAGTATGTCAAAGTCTGCTTGCCACAAACTATCCTGTCTACGAACAATTTCTCCTGCTTGATAATTTTGTGTGTCAACATAATCGCCTTTGAAGTTTGTTTTTACATTAGATGCATTAGGTGCGCCAACTATTAAATATTTTCCATCAGCAGATACATCTACACTTTTTCCAAAGTTTTGTTCAGCATCGGCTATGGTACTGTCTGCTTCTATTACTTGCCTTAGTACCCAGTTATTTGCATTACTTGCTCTAGAGTATACTAAAACCTTTCCGTCAGCATTATTAGGTGCGCCAACAACCATAACAGAGTTTCTTTCATCGGCACTAATGCTTATACCATAGTTGTGATCTGTTCCCTCTTCTGTGTTAGACAATGCTTGTAATTCATTGTATTCATTTTTATTTTCAAGCACAAGCCATTTACCTGTGGTATCGTCATCTACCCAAATCTTGTCATTAAGTCTAGTGTAATACTCTGCAATTTTATTTGCATTTGAAAGAGTGTCTGCACGTACACTTACAAACTTTGTTAATATTCCAGTACAGTCATCTACATCAGCAATGCTTTGCGAAGTTTCAAAAGTAATTTTGTTTAGGCTTACCTTTTTGACTTTAAAAAATCCTTCTACAGGAGCCGTTGTTTGACTTACTTGCTGAGTAGAATCTGCAGGATCTACAACCGTAGTAATAATATCAAAAACACCTAGTATATCGCCTACCGCTACATTAAATGCAGTAGTGTCTAACTCTACACTAAATTCCTCAGTGCCAGAAATTACTTTGTTAATTTTTAATTCGCTGTTAATATGTTTGTATACATTCCATGATTTTTCTACATTTCCTACCCAAACATATGCACCGTTTGTAACATCAGACAAATTAAGTGTTAAAATGTCATCATATGTAGATAATACAAAACTTACATCTTCAGGATTTACATAACCGCTATTTTTTGTATAACCTTGATCAATGTACTTTGCAGGCAAAGGTCTATGATTATAATTTTTTGGTTTTAAATAAGTTTCATAGCTTTGAATTCTGTAAATTAAATCTGTTTCTTTTCCGGTTACATTATTGGTTAATAAAATAGGCTGAGGTGTTAATCTAAACTTTTTCTCATCTAGTAAATATTCAACTTCTTCAAAACCTTCAGATGCACCGTATTGTCCATCTTTAATTGCCCATTCTTCATAAAACTCTAGACTGTCTTTGTCTGCACTTGCTAGTGCATCAAATAATTTTGTTAATGCGTTCTTTGTTCCCTTGTCTTGAATAAAACCTTGATAAAATTTATATTGGCTTACATCATCATTAATAATATTTTCTAAATATTGTCTTTTTTGATATCCAATTAAGTGTTGAGCAAGTCGTTGTTGTTCAGTATCAAAATTATCACTATCTAAATCATAAAAATCTGCAAATTGATTTATTTTATAATCAAAGTTAGTAAGTAATCTTGATGTAGGTTCTTCAGATAACCTATTCCAATCGTTGGCATTAAAAAATTCTTTGCCTGCTATCTTTTTATCAGCACTATAATAAAATTCTTTGTATTTTACTAAATCACCAATAGTATAATCTGTCCAAGGTTCCCAAAGTTTGGGTCTTGCATTATCAAATATAAAACCAGGTATGTTTAAACTTCCGTTCCAGTTGTCAGTTCTATAACCTAATACCTTTATTCTTTCCTGTCTATAACCCGGTTCAAGATCGTAAATTACGTCACCGAACACTGTTGTATTATCTAATAAAACAACATGCTCCTTCTGCACCAAAGGAAGTCTTACAGCATAAATTCCGTCAGCAGTATTAACAGTATACATGCTAAATGTATTGTCAGATTCTTTATAAATTTTTAGATATTCATCTTTTAATTTTTTTCCATCTGCTTTTAAAACACTGTAACCATAGAAAGTATCAAATACATTATCTACTATTGCATAATCTGTTTTGAATTTTATTTTTTCTGCTGCAGGACTTAATGTAATAACCGACCCTTGTCCCCAGTTTTGTGTAGTCCAAAACATAAACTGTTTTGAAGTTGTTCGCCAGTCACTTACAGTATTCGACCCTGATACAAATTCTTCAAAAATAAATCCTTTACTTTCTAACCATGCACCGTATCCTTGTAAAAAGTCTACAACGTCTTGCAGGGTTGAAAGAATTACTCCATATTCTAATACACTTTCTTTGGTTTCGTATATTCTTCTAAATTGTGCTGTTTTTCCGCCTACTACGGGTAGTTGAGGTAATAGCACAAATTTTTCAGCGTCTATTTCTGCGCCACTTGTGTGTGTTTCTTTAGCTCTGTAAAATTTATCACTTACTCTAACTACACTTCCTTCTGCATAAGTTCTGCCGCCGTCAAAATCAACAAAAGATTCTGATATTCCTCCTACAGTTACATAAGGATCATTTGTTTGAGGTATTGGTTTAAAATATTTAAAACTAGGTGTTACAGTGTCATAACCGCTTACGATATATCCGCTAGAAGTTTTTTCTATTAATACTCCGCTATAAGAAAGTAAATCTATTGGCGAGCTGGTATTTAAAAACACACTGTAGTTTTCATCAGGAATAAAAACGTTTCCTTCATTGAGGGGTGTTCTACTATCTAAAATTAATTTAAATTTTTCTTTTTCTGTGTAACCTGCTATTTTTGCACCAATTTGGTTTTCTATGTTGAACAAATTTTCTTTATATGTAGTATACTGACTAGCAGTGTTAAATGTTAGATAATTTGCTACATAATTTATTAAACCGCTAGTGTAAATTTGAGTAGTGTCATTAATAGAATTTGGAAATACAATGTCCTTGAGTGTTACTTGTTTTCCGGTTGCACTGTATACAATTTGTCCTGCACTGTTTCTAATTTGTCTGGCTCTATCAAAACCTGTAGACATTACTTTATTAGGTTGATTTAGTAACCAACTTGTAATTATGGCAAAAGGATAGTCACTGCTACTTCTCCAAGAAGATTCTACAGGACTTCCGTCACCGTATTTGAACGGTAATCTTGCGCCACTTGTGCTGAAGTTGCTTGCATATCCGCTTTCTGATGGACTTAACAATGTTCCTT